GAATTTAGTTTTGTTAGAGCTGGGATTTGTTATTGATATTTCTTGCTCAATAACCCTCGCTGTGAGAATTAGCGGTGGCTCGTATCCGTCGTCCTGTATCCGCACAACATCACCAAGTTCTAAGTCAACATAGCCATCAACTTCGTATGTAATTGCTGGATATGCGTGTGCTTTTAAGTCTTTTAGACCTGTTGACATCAAGACTTCTTGACTATCAGTCTCGACTTCCATGTCTTTTCGTATCCAGTTGTCTCGTGTCTCATTACCGGTTAAAACAGATGGATAGCGGTCTCTTGAAAGTGGTGCGTACAAAAATCCATTTTTGAGATAGTACTCTACTTTACCGTTTTCATCTTTCCACTCTTTGTAGATAGAGTTGTCAATATAGATGATTTGTTCTTCTTCATATGTTTCTGTTTGCGCCTCTTGTACAACTTCTTCGTACGATATCTGTGTTCCACCAGTAACTTGCTGAGTAGTTGCACCATTGACAGACATACCTTGCGCTATTTCACGAGGGTAACATACTGTCTGCAATCCTCTAGCAAAAGCGTTAATCTCATACGAGTTTTCCATGACATACATGCGTCCAGCGTAATTCTGCTCTAAGACAGTGACTCTTGTTTTAGACACACTCTTGATAATCCCTGTGTGCCCCCATTGTGTTGTATAAAATGGAGCACCAAAATTTGCTTTAACATTATAGATACCGCCAGCTTGCAAGTTGCCAGCATTAGGCGACCTGTCTAGCTTCCAACCATAAGCACCCCAGTTATAATCAGTGCCGATTAAGGCAGCAGCCATACCGCCTCCGATACGACCTCTAATACCACCAACCGAGCTGTCAATCCAAGCGCCGTCTAACTTCTTAGCGTACCAACCAGACAAAGCATAACACTGCCCTGAGCCGATTCTGCGACCTTTAAGTCTAGTAGCTTCATTTAGTGCTTGCATTGTCTTAGTAGCTCTTCTAGCTACGTTTACGGCTGTTATAGGCTGTACTGGTGTTTGCCACAGCTTATCAATCGTATTGAGGATATTTCCAGTTACTTTATTGATACCATTTCGGATATTAGTCATCAAATTTGTGTAGCTTTGATATCCTGCTGCTGCATAGTCATATTTAGCTCCACCAGCTCTAAAAAGCCCTTTTGTATAGTCTGCTATATTCTTTTTGCCGACGACATTATAAATCCCTTGTTTTGCTAAAAGATAAGTGTAATCTTTTAAAAAGTCATCTACACTTGCATAGTGCATGTATGTTCCACCCTCGTTTGCAGGACGAGCCATCCCAGTAGTGACTTTTACTCCACTTGGACGCGTCTGTGCTCCACCGCTCATACCTGCCCAGTTGTTGTCACGTTTACCAACTGTCGAATCACCCCAAAAACTCTCTAAATAAAGTTGCGTGATGATTCCACTTGGCAAAATATTATATTGCACTGCGTAGTTAATAATAGCTTGTACGTTAGCTTTTTTGATTGTATGACCATAATATTTAAGGTCTCCGCCTAAATATGTACGATTTGACCCAACTGTTTTAGTGACTTTGCGAGTTACAGGATTAGAAATAACGCGCTCGCCTTTGACTGTCTTTTTGCCATACGGGCGTATGGCGTTGTAAATCTGGCGCTTGTCTAATTTTTTAGTGATACCAGTTACATTTTTTTGATATCTCAACACTATGTCGCTGCGGTCACGACCTACGCCATAGGACACGCCCTCTTCGTATTCCTTGTACACATTTACAATAAACGCTTTAAACGTGTGATTGTTGTGTAATTGAGTTTCAAATTCAACTTCCGCATCAAAATTATTAGCAATCGATAACAAGCGAGCTAACTTAGTGTCTTGACCAGTCCATTCCAATGTCAGTTTTTTGTCCTTAACTTCGTTTGTGCCAATTGTCAAAGCACCCCAATTTAAAATATCAAACTGCACAAGATACTCTTCAAATGACATTGCTTTAGTTGCTTTATATGCGTTGCAATACTCGTTTAGTAACTCTAAATTAAGATTTTCGCAATAGCAATGTATTTTTGTCTCTGTTTCCTCGACTTGCATGATGTTAAACAATTGTACTTTACCTTTGTGTACAAAAGAGACAAATGCTTGATCGTTTAGTGCGTGATATTTGTGATTAAGTGGATTGTCACCCAACAGCGTTTTTTTATAAACTGAAAACTCAAAGGCTGACGAACCAGTTGTGAGCTGTCTAGTCCACAAATCATCATAATAATTAAGTGCTCCTTGTTTATCATTGTCTAAAAGCAAAACTGGATGTAACTTAGAATCATGTATTACTAGCGTTATTATAACCACCTCTCTTCCATCAATATCTCAACGTTTGGCGCAGATTGAGAAAACTTAGATACCTGCATTACTAATTCTGTTTTTCCGGGTGGGATAGATATAAGTTGCGAACCTAAAACCATGTCTTGAATAGAATCTAAGTCTTTTGTTTTGACTGTGTCGTTTTCAAAATTGATAACTACTTCATCTCCGGGCTGATACTTGTTAACAATGTTGTTATAGTGAGATACACCCATTTTTTCAAAGTTGACTTTTTCAAACAGGTTGTAGTTGATATATTTAGAGCTATCGCTACATGTCCCCATCGCAAGATGTATCTTGCGGGATTTTTTCCCTTTAAGGGACGGAACAGTTACATGATGATGCGCACCGTTAAAGTAAATACGAAACTTATCTTCTTCTCTAAAAATCTCAACCGCTCTACTTCTATTCATTGAAAAAGGATTGTGATAATTCCTATCTGCTAGAAATGTAAACTGCTTATAAAAGCGCCAGCCAACTCCATCATCATCAAGAGCAAAAAAGTTATACTCTGTTTCAAAACCGTTTTTACGCTTGTAGGTTTCAACACCATATAAAAATTCATCGTTTTCGCCAGTTACACAAAGCTTTAAAAATCCTTTTTGGTCTTGCGCTGTTGCAATAAAAATCTGTTGCCACCACAGGTGCTCATTGAGAGTGTATTCTCCGTTTGAATCAGGATTGATAATAAACGTTCGAGTCCCAACGTGCTCTGTGTAGCCAGGAGTAGTACCTCTATTTCCAATAACAACATATTCACCGCCTTTGCCAGAACCTAAGATGTTATCAATACGCATACGTTTAAGTTCTGTATCGAAAGAAGGTGGCATGTGATTAAGTTTTGCGACGTTTGGCGCACCCTCCAAAGCTTTCGCTATCGCTTTTGAGTAATCAAAAAGGACTTCGTTACGATGCACGATAGTCCCGTCTTCTTCTTCTGATGATCCAAGCGCAAAAGCACCTGTTTCGTTTGCAATACCAATATAGCCGTTTTCGGAGTTGTGTTTTATTTTGATAATTGGCAACGCATTTGTGTTACCTTCGTTTTGCAATTTAAAGATTAATTTATTTCCATCTTGCGTGTAATCTAAAAACTTTTTGTAAGTAGTTGAATGCGCAACGCCATCTGGAATTAAAAAAGTGATAGTCCCTATTGAACGCTTGATAACATCTTCAACCATCGGTATGTCATCTACAACTATTGCCATATAATATTTATCTGGTTCGTCAGAAAAAAACAATTTTCTAGGTGTTGTTCTGTTGAAAACCTTCGCTAAATTATGTTTTACCTCGTTTCTATTTCTGGTCCAAATAGAAAAATCAACACTTATTTTTTTAGCTCCAACGTGCACAGATTGAACGTGCTCGCCAATTTTTAAAGCGCTACTTGAAACAACATTACGTGTATTTCCGACGTCTCTTTTGATGTCGTGTATCTCTATGACATTAGATAGATCTATACCATCAAATTTCATTGTAACTTTCCCTATGACAGTTCACCTCGCATTCGTTTAAGCATGATACTTTCAGACTCGTTGTGTTCTTTAATCATCCTGCCGACCTTTCTCATATCTAAATAGACATCGCCATTTTCTGTCTCATGATTTTTTGTTCTAAGCGTTAGTAAAATTTCATTCAAAATTCTTGCAATATTAGAGTCGTCGTATGATGTCGTTTCTGATACTCTCCTCTTAGGGATTGTAATGCTTTTGACAAACGTCGAATCTTTAGGAATTCCAACGCCGTTAGCATATTTAGGTATTCCTAAATTTTTCATATAGTCCCTGGTCATACTAGCTTTCATGACTTTCGAACCTTTCGGCAGT